CTGCCGTTTCAGCATTAAGTGCGAGAATATATTTAGTCATAGTATTACGCTCCGAAAGTTGATGTCTTTTCAAGGGCAACCCAATATGTCGCTTTCGCATCGTCGTTTTTGAACTCAGAGATGAGCTTAGACGATACGGAAATATCGAAGTTTCCTGGCAAGAACTTAAAGTTATTGATATTGAATACTAGTTTGAATGCTTCGTCAGGACGAGCAGCAATCGTACCAAGTTTCATTTTAAAGGTGTTGGCAGTAGATACTTTAACATCAGTTACTTCAACAGTTGCTTCAGTAGAACCTTCTTCACCAATAATCACCACATCCGTACAAGCAATAGCAGTAGCTGCTTTACGAATAGCTGCCATCTGAGAGTCGGTCAAAGTAAACTTCACTACACTAGGTGGCATAGTAATGTCTTTAGACGGACTGGTCAAGATAGAGGCATCCGAGAAGAAATACTCAAAAGACTGCGAACCGTCATCATTAGAAATGGTGACAGAGCTTTCGTTAAAAGTAAACTCCGGATCATCAATCATACCTGCAACGGTTAAGAAAGAGTTTAAGTCATAGATACCAAATTCTTGAGGGAACACGTCCGGAACTTCAGCAGAAGAAAGGACTGTCTTACTCTCGGCAATGGTTTTAATAGTAGAACCTTCACGGACTACTAAGTTTGGATTAATGCTTGCGAAGTTGCGAAGCACGTTAAAGGTTTCATTTGATAGTTTCATTACAATCTCCTAATTTCAATACAAGTATTATACTATACTACATCACTAAAGTAAAGCTTTATTCTCTTATTTTTTAAAATAATTTTGAACAGTTTCTTCACATTCACGCTCGGCAGAATCTAAGGCATCAGTTCCTTTGTGTAATCTGTCGTGCTCATATAACGAAAGTAATCCATAGTGTATTACCTTCAATAGATCCTTTCGATAATCTTCGATACTACCCTTCTGACCATAACGGTTAGAGTATTTATCCACGTTACCAAGGAAGAATCCCATCCCTCGACCTCGGTCTACAATAACCTCCGAGGTCTGAATCTTACTACCACCATAGTGGGCTCCATAAGTAGAGTCGATGTATTTCTTAATTTCATCAAGCAACTCATCTTCTCTAAACTTATAATCAATGCTCATATAATCTCCTTAGAAAATGTCATTTATAATATCGTCAACTGAAGTGGTACTTTCTTGACCAGCTTCGGGGACAGGGTTCCCAACGCTCGCATCAACCTTTGAGTATAGGTCTTTGAAAGCTTCTTTTGTATCTTCATCAAAACGGCTGATACAAAGGTCAATCGCTTTCTCTTTATCTTTAAAGATAGCGAAAGTTTGAACAATGTGGCATAGGCGACGAGTAGAAATAACTTCATCAACACCACCGTCAACGTAGGTCTTGCGAATAATATCCGACCAAGTGGTCAGGTTAACAGCAAAGTCTTCGTCCTTGCGACCATACTTATCCATATGGTTCAGGACGATTTTCTTTTCAATCGCAGTTGAAGGATAAGGCTGTTCAACCGTAATCGAGAAACGCTCAAGGAACGCTTCGTCAATAATAGTAGCAGATACGAACTTACCATCATCAGAACCTTGTCCCTTTGTATTCGCAGTAGCAATAATATTGAACCCGTCTTTAGGCTTAACAACTTCGCCAGTCTTTTTAATCAGAACTGGTTTACCTTCTAGAACGCCTTGTAAAGCCATTAAGCGATTAGAAGAACGATCGATCTCATCGATCAGTAGGATAGCACCTGCTTCCATTGCTTTGATAACCGGACCTTTAACAAAAACAGTTTCGCCATTAATTAGGCGGAATCCACCAATCAAATCGTCTTCGTCAGTTTCGGGAGTTACCTGAACACGAACATACTCGCGATTCAGTTTAGCGCATGCCTGTTCAACCATCATTGTTTTACCATTACCAGATAGACCAGTAATAAAGGTCGGGTAGAACATACGAGATTCAATAATCATTCGAAGGTCTTTAAAGTTGCCCCAAGAAACATAAGTAGGATCAGTTTCTGGGATATAGATTTCATCGTTCGAGATAGATTGAACAGAAGAAGTCATAGCAGGGGCAGGAGCTGTTTCGAAAGCGCGACCACCTTCGATTCGGCGGAAAGGTGCCAACTTAGATTCTAGGTTCCAGACGCCACGAGAGATACGATCAGTCGTTTTATCAAGCATCTTATCGTATATTGATCCATTGGTATACCCAAGAGCTTTGGCTACAATGTTCATCTCAGCATTACGGAAAGTGGTCTGGTCAGGGTAACGAGCAGCAAGTTCTTTTAGAAACGGAGTAAAGTTATTCATAATGTATATTCTCTCAATCAATTCAATACAGGTATTATACTACAAAAGGAACGGTATGTAAAGTCTTTTTTAAAACTTTTTTATACCGTTTTGTTATATCAAGCCACGATTTCCGCGAATTTAGTAGTAAGGACTCGGTTGGTTTTCTTAGAGCCAGTAAACTTCTTAAACTGTCGAGTCAACTCCCCTTTCTTAGCGCCAGACTTCACTTCAAAGTCTTCATTATCTGTATCAAGGTTCTTACCACCTTTCAATAGAAACATACGATCATATCCAGGGCATTCATCAACAACGGCAGATTTATTTCTCATAGCCAACCGAGCCAGAGTATCCGCTTCAAACCAATCAGCACCAACGATTCTTCTATAGAAGTCTAACGCATGAGAACGACGTTCGGCAACATAGTAACCAATAACTGTAGAACCAGTCGCTTCTTTATAGTACTTCATCAGAGGTGGCGTTTCTCTATGACGTTTACCTATCTCAATTCTCTTACCAGAATCATATACGTACTGCGTGGAACCGTAACCAACCCAAGAGTTTTGAAGCTCAATCTCTTGACTAGCGCCGTCTGTTAGGAATATGGTGTTTAGTCTATCAAGGTTATACTTCGCTCTGAACTGTTGACCAATACGAACTGCTGCAAGGATAACGGTATTTAACGGAGTTCCGCCCATTTGCTCATACTCAGAAGAGTAGTGATAGCGTTCGTATGAATCACGACCCGAAAGAATAAACAAATCGGAAATAGCACGGTTGAAGTCTTTACGGTTCATGTCAGAAGTGACTAGTTCGAATAGAGCAACACTTCTTAGATCAATATTAGTCTTTACATTACTAAAATCTCTTCTGGAATGGTTATTAGTAAACCCCATAACTCTGAAAGGAATTGACACTTTCTTACAGAATGTAGCTAGGTTTATAACCTGACGAAGTACCGATCCTATAGTATCCCCCATAGAACCAGAGTAATCAACATACATAATCATACCGTGGTTCTTGGCATCAGCCATAACTAAGTTACGAGCAAAGATATCGTCATTATACTTGTAAGAGTGAACCTTATCCATAGCCAAAGAACCTGAACGAGATACCTTGGCACGAGAGTATCGAAACGCAGCTTTCTTCATTTCAAACTCTTTTGCCATTACCGCTACAGTTCTATCAGTCTCTTTCATGAACTTAGAGAAACTTTCTTTAAATCCGGATTCTTGAGTTGGGTGAGGGATTCTATAGTGAGTGAGCACTTCCTTAGCCTTCTCGTCGCGAGAAGCAAAGACTTCTTTATAACCGACTACAAGTTGTTCTACATCAGAGAAAGATATCCCATTGATAACAGTCTTACTTTCGTCAGGCTTATCGAGTAGTTCTTTTTCGTTAGAGCGAAAGGCATCGTCAGTTTCAACTGAAGGCTCGTCAAAGCTGTCGCTGCCTGTTACATCAACTTCTTCTTCAACTTCCGAATCATTTTCTTCAGAAGTAAGATCGCCATTTGATTCAATATCCATAGATTTAGAATCAATACTATCGTTTTCACTTTCATCAGACTCAGCAGTTTCTTGACTTTCAGTTTCAGGCTCGTCAACAGTTGGCTCATAGTTGTTATCCTCTTGAGTAGTTTCTGGTTTGCTATTCTTAGTGAACTCGTAGAGCGCACGAGCTGCTTCAACAACTTCTTCCCAAGTATCAACTGAGAAACATTGCTTAACAACTTCGGTTTCTTTAGATTCAAAATCAACATTCACAAGGTCGTTCAATTTGGCTTTAACATTGATGCGGTCCGGAAGACCGTACTTGTTAAGGTCGCGATCCGCAGTGCCAAAGAAGTTCTCGTCGAACAATACCTTATATCCACGCTTAAAAGAACCAACTAAGCCAGGATAGGTTTTCTGTATCATACGCTCGATACGGATATCTTCAATTATGTTTAGAAATGCGCGAGGGATACCTTCAACACTAGTAGCAGCATCATGCCAACCGTCAGCAGGAGTATATAGTGCATGTCCTACTTCGTGACCGATTAGAAGGTCTTTAACGTCTTTACCCATATCCTTCCACATAGGAATGCGAAGGACTCGGTTTACTACATCGAAAGAAGCAGTTGAGTATTCGCCTTCAACCACGTCAATGTTTTCTTTAGCAAGTAACCGAGCAAGAGTAGATTTAGAATTATTAAGCATAAGCACCTCATCAATTTATACAGGTATTATACCGCATATCGGGTTCCGAGTAAAGCGTTATTTTAACTTTTTATAAACCAATTTGCTATATGCTTATAACTTTCGAGTATAAGGGGCGACTATGCAGCCGACCCCTTGATTTTGCTGAAGTTTCTTTCCTTAACAAACTCTATCTTGTTTCGGAACTTAGAGTCAAGCACGTCACCTTTGTGAGAGATGATGAATGTATTCGTGCCTTCCTCTAGGGTCGATAGTATCTTGAGTAGGTTCTCGATACCATCATTATCTAACGAAGAATCAAACGTTTCGTCAAGAATCAGCAGGTTAGTTGCAGCCGAGTTCTTCATACGAGCGACCTGTCGCCAAGTGAATAGTAACGCAAGATCAATACGTTGCTTTTCGCCTTCGGAGAACGACGCATAGTTAAACGCATCACGATACCGAGATTTGATAGTTTCTTGAAACGACTCGTCTAGATTAAACGAAACATAGAAGTCCATAACTTGTAAGTAACTATTAATTAACTTATTCATAACTGGAAGATATTGCTTGATAACCTTGGTTTTGATACCAGTATCTTTTAACATCTCACCAATCACGTCATAGTAGTTTCGTTTGTCGATTAGCTCCAATTTTTGCTCAGTTAAAGTATCACGTTCCCCTTGAAGCGTAGCCAAGTTAGAGTTTGCTTCAGTAAGGTTTGTAGATACCTGTAACTTATCTATCTCTGCTTCTAGCTTCTCGATTTGTCCTTGAAAGTTCGAGATAGAAGCATTGTTAACAGAAATTGTAGTTTGTCTATCGTTAAGTTTAGTTAAGGATTCAGTAGCTCTTTCTATTGAGGATTGAGCTCCTTCGATTTGAGTTGCGCACTGTGACATGCCTTCCTGTAACTCGCTCGCCTTCGTCTTTGCTTCATTAAGCTTCTTTTCTTTAAACTCATCTTCTATCTCCTGTTCGCATGTTGGACAAGTAGTATTAGTTTCAAAGAACTTAGCTTCATCAACTAGTCGCTTAATCCCCGAAGTAATACCGACTTCATATTTCTCTAACTTGGATTTCTTACTATTCAACCCAGCGAGTTCGGCAGTAACTGATGCCAATGACTCTGTAAGGTTATCGCTCAGGTCGGTGTTAACTTTCTGAATCTTGTCGATCTTACCTCGTATTTCCGAAATAGATTCACGCTTTTCTTTAACCTGTTCGGTAGAAAGNGATTCAACTTCTCGGATATACTTCTTAGCGATTTCTATCTTATGCTTTACGATATCTACAGCTGAAGAAGATTCTTTAATATCTTCGCGGATACGTTGATTACGTTCCCGAAGCAACTGCCCCATTTTACCGAATACTTGGATATCGAGTAGGTCTTCGATAACTTCGCGACGGTGGTTAGTAGGTAGCTGCATGAAGGGAATGAATGAAGACGAGCCAAGTACCACGACCTGATGAAACGACTTGTGGTTCAACTTCATGATATTCTTTTCTAGATACGCTTGGTAATCGCGAACGGATGCTTCTTGGTTTAGCATATTACCGTTTTGATAGATCTCAAACTTATTAGGCTTGATACCACGGAATACACGAAACTCTTGATTGCCAATAGAAAAGCCAACTTCAACTTCGGTATTCTTATTGTTAACCGAGTTGACTAGCTGGTTCTTTTTGATATCGCGATGCGGTTTACCAAATAGACCAAACGACAATGCGTCTAGGATAGTCGATTTACCAGCACCATTATGCCCGATAATCAGAGTAGACGGCGAACGGTCTAGCTGAATCTCGGTGTAGTTATTCCCAGTAGATAGGAAATTCTTATACTTAACATATTTAAAGTTAATCATCAAACAATCTCATAATTTTGAGCTTCAACATATAGCTCTCGGATTACAGTCTTAATACGGTCTTTGTCAAGGTCAGTATCAACTGCTTCAACATAAGTATCTAGCAACTCGGTAGTTTCTTCGAGCGATACTTTATCATCGTCAATACTTTCACCAGAGAACTCCTCAAACGTTTCGGCAATCTTCATCTCGTGAGTTTCGACGTCTTGTAACTTATCTATAAAGCGATCGAATGTAAACGGATCCTTCTTGTTAGTCACCAATACTTTTATAAACTTGTTAGAGTACTGGTCAACGTCGGGGTTAGTGTAGTCCGTTGTTTCGTCGTCGTAATAGATCTTCTCAAACATAGTTATAGGGTTTCTTACTGGGGTAATCTCGCGAGTATCAGTATCGATAACGTGGAAGAACTTATTGTCATCACAGTCAGCCCAAGTAAACTCCATTTGCGAACCAAGATACATAATGTTCCCTTGAGTCGATTTAGTATGGAAGTGACCAGAGAATACAGTTTCAAAACGTTTAAAGGTAGAAGGTTGCATTCCGTGGGGGTTTGGGATACCCTTATGCATTTCAAAACCTTCTATCTCAAAGTGTCCACCAAGCATAGATGCGTCACAGGTATTGATAAAGTTAATCGACTCGGCATAGTTCTCAGAGTTAATCCAAGGTACAACACCAACCTTTAGCCCATCATAATCTAATACCTTCGGCTCCATTATGATGTTAACATTAGAGGTATAGTAACCCAACAACTCTTTCAATGAGCATAGCTCGTTTGTGTTCTTAAAGAATACGTCGTGGTTCCCAGGAATAATATCCATAACCATACCATTATCTTTAAGGTGCTGAAGGAAGTGTTTCCGGTTAGCGTTCAAAGCTTTGAAGTTTACGAACTTACGGTGCTCATAGTAATCACCTAGATGAAGTACAGTTTTGATACCGTTCTCAATACAATACGGGAAGAAAACTTCTTCGTAGAATTTACGTTGATATTCAATGAATACATCAGAGCTATTACGAGCGCCACAATGCGTGTCGTTTAAGATAGCAACTTTCATTATTCGTCATCTCCCATAAAGTTCTCTAGGGATTTCTTTTCCTTTTCCTTTTTCTCAAAGTCCTTTATGATCTTATCAGAATCCTTAACTCGAGTAATACGCTCGCGAAGTTCATCAACAAAGTTCTGTTCGATAAAACCTTCACCCACGCCATCAGAAGTCATGAACTCTTCGAATCCAGCTTCGTCAATATACTTCATCTTCACGTCAAACTGCTTCTTTTCTTTCTGTATACGACGAAGAAACGCATAGAAGCAAATCTGAGTAAAGTAAGAGAAAGCGTTAGGAGTACCTGTACGAGTCTTAGTAGTTATGTCATAGTTCTTAACTGCCTTTAAGCAATTCTCAACTGCGTCCATTACCATTTCTTCTCGGTACGTGTATCTAATGAAGTTAGGTCGGTGGGATAGTCCTTCGGCAATACGTAGGAAGCACCGAGCAATATACTCTGGTACAATAGGAGTGTCTTTACCTTCTGCATGCGCAGAATTAACAGAGTTAACGTACTCTACAACAGACTGAGAGAACTTCTTGTTATCGACATAGTGGGGTTTATTTTGCGACATTATCGCTCCTCCGGTGGGTTAGTAATCAATTAATCAATAAGGTATTATACTATAAAAGAGAGGATAAGTAAAGGATTATTTTATTTTAATTTATTTCCGAAAAGGCTTTACTTTTGAGAGAAAGTATAGTATAATCAAGATGCCGCCGGAGGAGTAGGGATATGACCTTTTTAGTGTATGATAGTAGGATCAGGTTCATAATCATATTCATATTCATCACCAAAGTTGTCATTGACTTCAGGCGAAGCCTGAGAGTCCGCCGTTACTGTCTTTATATAGTATTCCTTTACGGTGTCCGTGCACTCAGCAAAGGTTATTACCGAAGAATGACTTAGGAATAGAGGTTGCTTGAAGTCGCACATATTCATCCAGTTTGTAAACCAATACCCAGTCTTTTCCCTATCATAAGATACAGTAACAGGACGTTCTAGTACGAACCCTTCTTCTTCCACGCCTTGTACATACGCCACGATATCTTCGCCGGACGATAACTTGAATTGCTTTACTGTAATCTCTTCATAGCTCATAGGTCAATCTCATATATTTTATAGTCGAATTTCTCTTTAGAGTATATCTTAATGCGTTCTGCCGCATGAGTCAGTGTGTAGTTCTTCTTTGCTTTCCAGTGTAAGTCATCGGCAATATCATAAAGGTTAGTCCCTTTGCCGTCATCGCTTTTACGTAAACCACGACCAATAGATTGTAGTATCTTTATCTGCGACTTAGAAGGCGAAGCAAATATAACGTTATTAAGGTTGCGAATATTGACACCAGTCGAGAACGTTCCCAACGAAGCAACTATAATAGCGTCCTTTTCTTTCTCGGTCAACTGTCGAATACGTTCCCTGTCGTCAACGTCAGTTTCCCCAGCTACAAAGAATATCTTACGACTTCCATGAGCTTTTTCTTTAATCATATTATATAGTGGCTTCCCGTGCTTCTCTACGTAGTTGAATAACACGAGCGTATTACCGTCTTGATCTAAGGCAAGATTACGGATAAATGTATTACGCTTTTCGTGCCTTACAATAAAGTCCACTTCCTCAGGATACTTAGCTCCTTTCATCGAGAGGCAAGTATTATCGTCATACTTCAACAGTAGAATCTGTATCTTTAAGTCAGCCAAAGCGCCAGAATCCATTAGGTCTTTAGTTGATGTTACTTTAAAGGTTGAACCAAAATGCCCTTCTAATACTAGCTTATGAGTTTGAGTTCCGTCCAAAGTACCAGTTGCGCCGATACGGTATTCCGCCTCTTTTAACTTAGACATAATAGAACCAAGAGATTTAGCTTTGAAGTTATGAGCTTCATCGCCGATAACCATACCAAAGTTCTCAAACCACTCAACACCAAGTTTGTAGATAGATTGCCAAGTAGTTATAACGATACGTTGACCGTCTGGCACTTTAGGTCGTCCGGAATATATCTTATGTATTTCTTTCTCTGCGTCAAAGTTATCGTCCCAGCGAGAATAGTCCGCAAAGTCCGATGACATCTGTTCTACAAGAGAAGTAGTAGGTACAACAATCAAAACGTCCTTGTCGCGAGTCTCTAAGAAATACCGCATAGTACAGTAAATGATAAGAGACTTACCCGAAGCAGTTGGGGATAGTAGTAACGCACGTCTATTCTCTAGCGCATGACTAATCGCAGTCATTTGGTAGTCGCGAGGTTCTATTTTCTTATCGCCAGCAGTAAGGTTAAGTGACGATATAAACTTGATAAAAGTTTCGTAATCGATAGGTTCTGACGAATCAGGTCGACCATAATATGGATTATGCTCTACTTCAAGTTTATAGTCACGAACGCCACAGAACTCAGTAAGGTAAGGGAATAGTCCTATAGGAAGTTCTTTAGTCCTAGGGTCATAAAGTCGAATCTTGCCGTCCCAAACCTTGTTCTTGTACGCAGGCATGAACTTGTATCCTGGAACGAAGAAGCAGAAAAAATCAGATAATTCTACTTCAATCGCAGGGTCTGTAGCAACAGTAAGGTAAGCATGATTCTTCTTTTTAACGCTTAGGACTTCGGACATTTTATATTCTCTTTTTACAATTATCAAAGTGCCATCTTGTCATAATCACACACCGTTAGTAAACTTGGTCCATTCAATTATATTCCGGATTGTTTGGTGACGCCATTTAAGGGTATCCATAATCTCAGATAGAGTAGTTATGATTTCTTCAATTAAGTCAATTTTTGCTGATAGTTCGTGAAGGTCTTTATCTTCTTTGAAGTAATGATCCACTTCGCCTTTCAAGATTTTTACACCGTCAGTTGGGTCAACGTTCCAGCCGAGACGATTAATTTCGTCTACTGACATCCGACCCATATAGTATCTATACTTCTTAGACTGAAGCATTTCGAGTTGGGATTCAAAGTATCGCTTTTCTAATCGCGACTTAGTCACCATCTCGAGATACTTAGCGTGTAGCTTTGCTGTGTTGCGGGAAGATTCGTCAAGCTTTAGTTGATCGATTTCTGCTTCGTTTTTCCACTCTTCAAGTATCTTTTCAATATTGTACATAATATCTCCATTATATTAGTCTAAGGTCATATTACTGAATCGGAATGTAACCTCTGATGTTAAGTATGTAGTAGCAGTAGCCGAGGAGTCAAAATCCAACGATCCGACCGAAGTAGGGAATGCGTTATGGAAAGTGAACGTCTTCGTCTTATTGTTATGGGAGTTAGTCACGACAACTGATATGTCAGACATTACTGCAGATATGTCGTTAGAGTTTAACGTACAGTCTTTAATCCAATCGAACACTTCTGTATAAGCCTTCATATCTTCATCAACTAGTATAGAAACTGTTAAACTATCGAAAGTCAACTTATCTGCCAGCATAGGCAACGACGTTTGACGGTAGCCAACGTTAGCTTCGTTGACAGTAATAGTTGGTATAGAAACCCCTTTACAGAAGAACTGTACGTTAGGAATCTTTTCGATCAACAGCTTAAATGAAGTTGACTCAAGGTAGTTAATGTTTTCTGGTGTCATAGCTTTACCCAATCTTATATTATAACTCTATTTAGTCGGAAAGTAAAGTCCAAAAAAAAGGGGAACCCGAAGGCTCCCCA